GAGCATGAGCCCAAAAATTGAAGCCCTGATAAAAGCAACTGGATGTGCTGACGTAGGTGAATTGTTTGATCGTTCAATTCGGCTAGGTCAAGTGTTGCATCAATTCAAACAGGAACATGGGCGCATCATGAACGCCACTGAACTGAGATACCTTGAAGCAGTGGTACACGCTACACCACAGGAGAGAACATGATTTGGAAGATTCAACCAAGCGGAAATGGTTATTTTCTGTTTTATCAGGGCATACCAGAGAGTGTCTGGTGGCATGTGAGGGGCACATCCCATAACCGATGGTCGGCTTGGTTCCCAACATTGGACGAAGTGTTTCAAAAAATTAAGGAGAGAACATGACAAGACGATTGGATACAAATTTAGACAGGCTTGCCGCCGAAGCTGGCGTTGAGTTGACCCCTGCGATACGCCGCCTTGCGTGGCTTGTGAACCAAGACTCACTGCAAGGGTTTTGGGAAGCGGCACAACACTATGCAAAGTTTGAGCAAGAAAAAGTGGATAGTTTTTTGAAGGAGAAATGGAATGATTGAACCAGAAGACGAAGCCTTTGAGCAGTTGGCCTTGAAGCAGGGCCAGTGGCATCACATCAGTGGTTGGAGGAAGCGGCAGATTGAGCGGGACTTTGCCGCCATAGATGAAGCAAACAACACCCGCAAGAAACAGATTGCACATATGGACGTACACAGTCACCCCGCAGAGTTTGTACACCTACACCGCAACGACACGATCGAAGAGGTAGCAAAAGAGTTGGAGACAAAATTCACTGGCGCGTTTGGGCGTGACACAGTGCAAAGCTTTGTGGCGTACATCAGGGGGATGAAGAAATGATGCCACCACCGAGTAAAGAACTGTGCCTGATGATGGCAAAAGCCAACTTCCCACGCGATGAAAAACTTAGCTGGACTTGGCTATTCGCTTGGGGTTTCCACGATGCGTATGTCGAGGGTTGGTACGAAGGAGTGAAGCTATGAAAGCAGAGAAAGTGTTCATGGCGCTTATGCGTTCCAAGGGATACATAGATGATGACTTCAAGATGGAGAAGGGTAGGTACATCAACTCCAACATGCAGACACGCTGGAATTATTTCTTGGCTGGCTGGGAAATGCGGGGTGCCGTATGAAAGGGGGCGCAAGGGTAGGCAGTGGACGCAAGCCAACACTGATTGACGAGCGAAGAGCCTTGAGCCTACACAAGCAGGGAGTATCAATGCGGGAGATCGCCGAGCGGTTCGGCGTGGACATTCAAGTAATCAAGTATTTTTTTAAGAAGCAAAGGAGGTTAGCGAATGACAACGGGAATTGAGGAACTGAAACTGATAAAGCCAAAGAAGGGGCGGGGGTTGGGTAAGAAGCCGCCACTTTTTTGCACGAGCTTGCGTCTATCGAAGGAGGTGATGGATTATTTCAACACCCACCATCCATATACAAAGCAAGCCAAGATGAGAGAAATTCTTACCGAGTACATCAACAGCCAAATGCAAGGAGCAAACAATGGCAACAGCTAAAAAAGTGAAAAAAGTATCCCGCGCATCCCTAATGCGTCAGTACTACAACGGCAACCCCACTGCAACACCTACGGAGGTGGCGAAGAAATTCAAAACCACGTATCAGGTTGCGTACATGGTGAAGCGGGAGATGCAGAAGAAGAAGGTTGTGTTAAACCCAAGAGAGGTGGTTCTTGCGAACAAGTTGGGCATACCAACAAAGGAATACGCTGAGCAAAAACTCCGCGCAGGGAACTTCAAGCGGATTGCGGCGTTCACAAGCAACAAGCCCATACTGAACCCTGAGATCACCATAGAGGAACCAAAAGCTGATCCGGTGAATCATCCTGCCCATTACAAGGTAGGTGGAATCGAGACCATCGACTTTATCGAAGCGAAGTCACTGGGGTATCACTTGGGCAATGCCGTGAAGTACATCACTCGCGCCGACCACAAAGGCAACCGACTGCAAGACTTGCAGAAGGCCAAGTGGTACATCGACCGAGCCATTGAGAAAGCGGGGGCATGATGGACAACAACGAGAAATTTTGGGTTGCCTGCTGGGGCATGGTGCTGGCGTTTTTGATATCACTGCTGGTGTGTGTCACGGTCATCAGCCTTGACAAGCGCGACAAGTGGGAGAAGGCCGTCTCTAATGGGGCCGACCCAATGGTGGCTTCTTGTGCTTTGTATAGCGCAGAAACAAGTGGTGAGACCGCCATCTGCACCATCCTGGCACAGAACAGGAAGTGACAGCGATCTAACATTTGTTAGACCAAGGGTAAATCCTAGCCGCCTTCGGGCGGCTTTTTTTCGTCTGGGTGTTGACAAAGTACAAGGTTGTGATATTATGGGGGCTTGAACACAACTGGAGCATTAGATCATGTCAACTTTTGGGAATTCATCCGTAACTTTTGATGGCGATATATTGAAGTGCCCTAAGTGCAGTGAGAATTACTTGCACCATCGCAATACAACAATATTTGAACGCAGCGAAGACGACAAGCTAACAACTGTTATAGCTCAGTCAGAACATGAAGCCCACGTTTCAAGCTTCCCCTCCGCAGATACATGCAACCCTAGTAACCGCAGGAACGGAATACTTATTGAGTTTCAGTGCGAACAATGCCACTACGATTATGGCCACGCAAGTCCTGAGGGCGGGTATGAAGGATGTTTTAGGTTAGCCATAATTCAACACAAAGGCTGTACCTTTGTGGAGTGGGTGTAATGGCTAACACCCCCGAGGCCAAGGTCAAGGCAAAGATCAAGGCAATCCTCAAAGCCCACAGCATCTACTACGCCATGCCGATCGGCACTGGCTACGGCAACAGCGGTGTGCCCGACTTCCTCTGCTGTGTGAACGGCGAATTCTTGGCGATAGAAGCCAAGGCGGGTAAAGGCACGACCACTGCACTGCAAGAGAAGAACATGCGCGAGATCGAAGCCGCAGGAGGCAGAACCTTGGTCATCAACGAGGAGAGCCTCAGACTGGGCGTACTCGAAGCCATACTGGAAAACATGCAGTGACGAGACTTTCGTACCAATCATTGGTAGATGCTGTACTTTCTACACAAAAACCAAAATACACAATGAAGTTTGCGAATGGTAAGTACACCATCTATCGAAGTGAGTACCGAGTTGAATGGGGGGGACGAAGATCAACAACACTGGCCACAAGGCTAGACAAAAAAACAGCAACTGGAATGATGAAACTACTGGAGGACAAAAATGACTGAATTATCCGCAGGTGTACGCGCATTGGTTGGGCGCATGGAATCCAACCCCGAAGAATTTTTTGATGACGCACACAAGTGGCGCTTCATGTTTGGCGATAGATTCCGCGAGGTAATGACCGAGCCCGAGAAGGGCGCACTGCACGAGGGATTAAAGCAAGTGCGGCGCAAAGAGTTTGACCAGAAGGTCATGCGTGAATTGCTGAAAGATGAGATGGAAGAAAAGCTGAAAGAAAGTAATGCTCCCTACTACACCACCGCACAGCTAGGTGTTACGAGTACTGGTGGGTTTGGCCAAGCGCAGATCAAAGCACAAGGCAGTGCCGTTACGGTTGACGAACAAACCCGAATAATCCAAGCAAAAACTTCTCTGAAAGCCTTTGAATGAACGAGTTTTGTGCGGGGGTAAAAATCTTGCTGGAGCGCATGAAGTCCAACCCCGAGGACTTTGAGATGATTGATTTCAATGCCGCTACATATAAATCCATTGATGGTCGGTTCTACGACTTTGCAAAGTTGCTGGCAAAGGTAATTTCATGCGATGACGACAAAGCTATTTCGTGGCAGGAGTGGCGCTACTTCACTGAGGAAGAGCGTCAAGCCTTGGTTGCTGGATTCACAGAAATGCAGAGAGCCAAGTTTGACAAAGAAATCATGGAGCGGGTGTTTGATGACCAATACATCGAGCGGCAACGCAAGGAGCAGCAATCCATATATGCCCAGAAAGTCCACGCCGCACAAGTCCACGCCGCACAAGTACAAGGCCAAGCACATCTTGCAATATCGGCACAACAGGGCGGTACGGGCTTCTCAGGCGGTGGTCTCATGAACGCTATGGGGCTTGGAGGCATCTTTAAATGAACATCCTCACAATCGACTTTGAGACCGCCTATGGTGGGACTCTTGGGTTCAAGACCCAAACCACTGAGGAATACATTCGGGACCCGAGGTTCGAGGTTATCGGTGTTGCAGTACAGATAAACGATGGCGTACCCATTTGGTTCAGCGGGAGCCACCAAGAGTTGCACCAGTTCCTCACCCCCTTTGATCTGCCCAATCATTTGGTCTTAGCGCACAACGCGCCGTTCGATGGAGCCATCCTGAATTGGATTTTTGGCATGAAGCCGAAAGGCTTTCTGGATACGCTGAGCATGGGACGCGCCCTGCATGGGACTGAGGTTGGCGGGAGTCTTGCGGTCTTAGCCTCCCACTATGGGTTGGGTGTCAAGGGTGAGCAGGTTGCAAAGTACATCAACTATTTCCGCAAGGACTTCACGCCAGAGGAGTTGGCCGACTATGGAAGCTACTGCGCAAATGACGTGACCCTGACATGGGCGCTGTTCAATGCCATGAGCGAGAACTTCCCCAAGGTTGAGTTGCGGCTGATCGATTTGACCGTCCAGATGTTTACCGACCCGGTGTTGCAGTTGCACAAGGAGACCCTGCGTGACCACCTGCTCAAAGAGCGCCAGCGCAAAGAAGACCTGCTGGACAACTTCGACAAAGACACGCTGATGAGCAACCCGCAGTTTGCTGACCTGCTCAGAACATTTGGTGTCGTGCCGCCCATGAAGAAAAGCCCCGCCACAGGCAAGCAGACTT